GTTTTCAGTCATTCCACCACCAATAATAAGATTTCTGTTTAATTCTACAGTCTTTGTTATCACAACGAATAGGCGGTTCTATGCAGGTTTCTATCCCTGTTCTTGTATCTATAATACTATCGCTTACCCAAAGACATCCTTCTCTTTTGACATAAACTTGACATGGGTTACATTTTCTGTGAGGTAAAGAACTACACCCCGTCAAAAGCATAAGTAATAGGGTTAGAGTGAGTGTTTTCATTCTTCTGTATCCTGTATCTCATATATAGTTAAATTTCTTTGTAGGAGTCTCTTAAATTCTTTAACAAATCGAGCAGTTGATTTCTTTTTTGCTTCTAACTCACTATCTGCTTTTACGATACAATCTCCAATACATATATCGTGGTAGTCGTATGCTTTAAATCTTTTTCTCATGTATACAACTTGTATTCTTTCTCCCAAAACCAAACCGTATCTTGTTTCTCACATTCCCTCATTATCCTATCTCCGTCCTTACGCCATATACATTCTTATTCGGTGTGGATGTGGTTACAGCCGATTATAATAAGCATGAAGATACAGATTGAGGCGAGTTGGATTAGGTTCTTCATACATCCCCTATGAGTTCGTGAATTTGGTCTTCTTCTCGGTAGATATATTCATCCATTGTGGGCCTCCTGTGGGGTTAAAGGGGTTAGTCTTTATTATCTTCAAATACAATCTTTCTCATATCTTCAAGATGAAATTTAACTGCTGTTAATTCACTACTATCAGGTAATTTTTCAGAAGGCTTAATTCCATATTCAATTAATCCATCAACAATAGAACCCAAAAGCCTTTTCTGCTCTCCAAAGGGGACATTCATTTTAATTGTAGGTTCTTCCGGCTCTAGTGGGTCAACTTTAACCATTTTGTTATTTCTAAGAATATAACAATCCTTATTATCCATATATCCAATAAAGATGTTTAAAGAAAGACCATGTGGAGTTCTTGACACATGAGCAAAATATTCTTTCACAAATTCCTCGCTTTCTTAATCGCCGCCCAAAGCATCCCAGGGTCGTTAATAACAACACATAGGATCATAGGTTTTCCTTCCATATCATCAAAAAACAATCTCTGCTCGAATCTTAAATCATCTAAAGACGGTTTCTTTTTTGAAGGACGCTTGCACTCTAAGAACAGAATAGCGATTTTACCATTCTTGCAGTTTACTATAGATATAATATCCGGTGTCCCGGCCAGGCAGTTTATGTCACTTTCCGCGGCGAGAGTCTGAAACCAGATTATATCCTTTGATAGTATGAATCCGGCCATTTTTCTTAGGATTCTGTTGTGAACGAGGGTTTTTTCGGGGGTTCTGCGTTTCATTGTACCCTTATAGTCGGCCCACCAGTTCTTTTTCTCTTAACTTTAACTTTTTTCTTTGGTACAACTTCTAACTGTGCTTCATCAATAGCATAACTTATGATTTCTTGTTTATCCTTTGTCACTTTTCCTTGAACAGAGTATTGGACACACCCGTTTAAAAACTCCCTTCTTTCTACTACTATTCCTATCCATCCTGAAACTTTGTCTATTACTTTGTCTCCGAGATTAATCATATACATATCCCCCTCTTGTCTGTAACAGCCTGACCAAAGTGACGGTATTCATATTGTTTCCATTTGTGTTCTTGGCGGATTTTGTAGATGGTATAGCGTTCAACCAAATCACATACTTGGTCTTTAGTTACAAACTTTCTTGATTTTTTATATAGGTGTTGAGTTTCTGGTTCTGTTATACCAAAAATGTGTTTATAGACAATGCGTAAGATTCTAAGTTCATTAAATTCTGTTTTATTTTTATTTCCTGTAAAAATTCCACAGTGCCCCAACCAACAACTTGGACAATCACACATAGTATCAAAGTCCCAATCTTCATCTGGTACACTACGGACATATTCATTTATTTTAAATATCAACGGTGCATTAATCATTTCTAATCCTCCATATTAAAATTATTCGCTATCTCCCAAACAACTTCCTCATTCTTCATACCCTTCTTCTTTAATGCGATGATGAAGTCTAGGAGTTTGCGGGCTTCGTTGATTGTCATTACTCATCCCAGCTTACATCAGCGTCAGGTCCAGTTGAAACCTTGTCTGTGGGTTCCTGAACAACGGTCTTTTCAAAGTTAAACTGACCTATGTTGGCATATTTTCCATCATGTACCACAGTAGCATAGAACTCTAAACCTTGCCATTGATCAGTGTCTATCTCAATCTCGCCTTTATGGGGCAAGTCGATTGCTTTAAGGAACAGACGTGTAGCCCAAAAACCTTTTCCGTTAAAGTCGAGGGTGAGTCTATTCAACAATGTCCTTCCCTCCTCATCACCACCTACCACCTCGCATTTAACAACTACAGTTTCGGAGTCAAGTGGCATTTTCTCAGGTGCATTAGCGCTATCAAAAACATCGGCGACTTGGAATAGATGTTCCTTCTCCGATGGTACTTCAAATGATGATTGTTCGGGTTCTTCTTCGCTGGTCTTTCCTGTGCGTTTTACCATTGTATTCTCCTTGTTACGGCCTAATAATCCTTTCACACGATTAAATCCGTGAGCCTCGTTGTCATTACAAGACAACCTTCCTTATTAGGCCAAGTTATTATTTTCTATCTTTCGTTAGTGCTTTAACTTTCTTATTTAAAACCTCAGTCAATCCACTTATCTGCAAAGAGGTCATCTCATCCCATGCGTCTACGTCTACTTTTTTGAACCATTTTTCAATTTGTTCCTTCCCTATATTAAGAGACTCAATTAGACCAATGATGTTTTCTATATGATCCTTAGTCGCCATCTCAGCCGGTTTAGCTTCTTCCGATAGGATACCATTACCACCGTATACCTCGGAAAAATTTTCAAAGGATAATGGCATGGATGTATCTTGTGGTAACGATAGGACACGACTCTTTTTGATTAAGAAATTCTTATGGCCGGGTAGGATTTCGATAAACAAATCCAAGTCGTACTCAAGTTTGGGATAACCCTCGAAGGTATTACCATCTTGGTATATCTCATTGCCCTTTCTGGCCCATTTTGCTTTTGAGTGTGCCAAAAATAAAACATTCATGTCACATTTATTTACCCAACGGAGTAATTGGCGAGTAGGCTTATTTGCCTCTTTACGATCTTTCCCAAATTCACTACCTATCCTCTCCTCTGCTTGTGCAGCCTCTAATAAATACAGGTGTGAGAAGCTGTCTATAATAAGAGTTTTATATTCGTGCTTAACTGTGGCTAGTGCTTTAACTTCCTCTATTACATCAACGAATACTTCCGACCCTTGTTGTTGTCCAAAATAAGCACCACCCACCTTCTTCAATTTGTCCTGGTATTGTTTACGAACTGCGCCACCTTCCGTATCTAGGAGGTATGGTTTCGGCCAATCTAGGGCAAACCATGTTTTACCACAGCCGGGTGTTCCTGATATTAGCATTTTAATTTTTGTTGGTTTCACTTCTTCTGGTTTGATTGCTTTTAGTGTGGCCATTACTTTATCCTCCATATCTTCCCACATTTACGGCACCAGCGGGTATTGTTTTGTTTGGTTAAAATGTTTTTAGATTTACATGATGGACATTCAAGTTTATTTTTCATAATCAAAGTATACTCCTTGTGTGCGTGTGTGTCAACTCTTTTCTCCATCTCTCAATCGGCAACTTATATGTTACCTTATCAACAATAATATGCGTAGCATTAAAAAAAACAGCTATATCCCGTATTGAGATAGTTGTTCCGTCGGGGAAGTTGTGGGTGGTGGGGTTGGTCATAGTTCTATATCGCTTTCGACTTCGTTTCCCCAAGCATCCCAACCTTCCTTTTTAAATAAAGGGGTGTGATCTCTGTAGAACATTTCTAATTTTGTAAATGTTGGATACCACTTATCAATCATTGCCCTAAAATAATCTGGTTTATCTGAATGTTTTCCTCTCTTACTTTTGAATATAGAAGATATTCTAAGAGAAGGTTGTGGCGGATGAAAACTTCCTTTAACTCCAATTAGTATCAATTCATGTTGCACTCTACACCAATAACCCATTCCAA